GCGGGCATATTTGAACGCCCAAAATTCAGCACAAAGCCTTTTTCCGCATTGCGTACCCCGTGCCGATCCTTTCCGGTCGGCGCGATCTCCACAAACTTCCCGCCGTTGCGCTCTTTCACGGCTGATACTTTGATCGAAGCCGTAAGATCGCCCGTTGCTCTGCCCGTGCTGTTCAATTTTTCTGTTTCTGTCTGAAACGCGCGTTTGATAACCTCGCCGCCAGCTTTCAGCATTTCCGGCACGGCTTCTTCAACGATCGCTTCTTGCCGTAGCATTGCTTCCATAACGTCGTCAAGCCCTGTAACGGTGAATTTAGCCATCTTCGCCGCCCCCTTCCGCTTCCGGAAGGTTTACAAGCGTCAATTCCGTAAATTGTCCGTTTCCGTGCAAATACGTTCGCAATACGCGATAGCGCGTCCCGCTCCCCACGGGATATTCAACGGTTTGTTCTCCGGCGTATTCCATTGTGTGAACGTCGAATTTCATTTCCGTTGTGTAGCCCGCTTGTGCCGCCTTGTAGAACTCCGAATAACCCACGGATTTCTTGTCAGCGAATACCGTTGTCGATGTTTCGTCATGGGGAAGGGGGAAGCCGTTTTCGTCCGTGCGCGGCGTTTTATCGGTCTGCGCGATCAGTTTGATTTGATCGTTCCAGCCCATTTATTCGCCCTCGCTTTCCGTATGATCTCCGGACAAGGACAACGCGCACTTCAAATAATCATACGCTTTGCGGTATCGGTCGCCCTCTCCGCCGAAATTATCTTCCGATTTCGCGTAAAGAATGATCGCGCGGTCTAAAAGGGGATCGCCCGTTGTATCGGACGATCCCACTTCCGGAACATTGATACCGACAAGGCGAAGATCAGCGCAAGCGGAATTGATGTAATCCGTTACTTCGTCGTTAAAAACGGCGGCGGTTTTTCGCAACGCCAGCTTTACCTTGTCAAGCATTGTTCAACCCTCCGTTACGCGCCCGCGGAAGCCTTAACCAGCTTGACGATAGCTTCGCCGATGGCGGGCTGGCAATCGAAGATAGCGATACCGCTATACTTGTAACTGTTGGTGTTGATGTCGTATGCGTTCTTCACGCCGATATTTTCGGCAAGGTTTGCACAAACCTTCTTGAAGTCACCCAAGAAGGCTTCGTGATCCGCGACGTAATCGGAAAGCAGAACGGGGTAGCCGTACACGAAGTACGCGTTGCCCTGCACGGTGACAATATGGTTCTTGCTGTTGTCCTGCAAAGGCATAAAGTCGGTGAACAAGGTTTTCTTGCTCATGGCGAACTTTGCGTTGCGGTCGTAGCCCGCGTTCAGAAGTCCGATCAGCGCCTGCACGTTTGCGGCGGTAAGGGAAGCAGAAGCGCCCACGGATACGCTGTTAGTAGCGCCCCAAGTATTCGCCTTGTCAATGCCCTTCGGCTGGTTAGTGCCTGTGCCGTTGATAAGCAGATCTTCGATCTTGCGGGCGATAGCTTCCGCAAGCATATTGACGATCCAGCTTTCAAATGCCGCAATGCTCATAGTCATAACGGTATCGGAAATCTGAACCAGCTTGATGATCTCATATCCGGTAAGGGTAACAGTAGTGAAGGTGTCGGCGGCGGCGGTAATAGCGGCATTCTCGGTGTGAATAGCCGCGGCGTTATTAGTGCCTTCAACGGCAAACTTCACAGCGCCCTTGACGTGCAGAAGGGTAACTTCGTTCAGCATGGGCGCAAGAGTTTTGATCTTGCTGATAATCTCGTTCGCGGTCTGTGTGGGGATAACCTCCGCGCCCGCTCCGGTCGCGTTGCTATACGCGCGCTTTTCAGCGTCGGAAAGGGGAAGGCGGCGAAGCTGTTTCAGCCATGCGGAACGATATTCGGGGGAAGCGACGGGATCGTCGTTTTCCTCGGTCACGGTCTGCTGGGTAAAGGAACGGGAAACAACGCCCGCACCCTGTGCAATGGTGTTCAGAATGCCGCTACGCTTTTCAGCGGCGGCAATCAGTCCGGCGCGCTCTTCGGTAAGCTGGCTGGTTTCCTGCTCCAGCGCGTCGATCTCGGCGGCGGTCATTTCTGCGCCGCGCTGTTCGATTTCCTGCTTGATAGCCGCAAGACGGGCTTCGATTTCTTTAATTCTCATTGTGTTAAACCTCCATCATAAGTTTGATTTTTAGAATTTGCTTCCGGCGCTCCAGCCGCTCCTGCTGTTCCCTCTCGATCACTCCGTCGAAATAGGATCGTGCCGAAATATCGGTATCGCCGTTCGCCGGATAACTAACCGCCGAAACGTCGTAAACCTTCTTGATCTTCAAGATCGTTCGTGTGTGCGTGTCTTTGTTGTACGCTTCTTCCGCTACGGTGAAAGCCCAAGACATTTTGTAAATCAAGCCTTCGTCGATATTCGCATATAGGCGCTTCGCTTCGTCCGTAAGGCTCAAATTTGCCGCAACAAACAAGCCGCTTTCCTGCGGCTCTAAAAGCAGGGAAGGCGGCTTGTTTTTCGCCATCTTGTTTCGGGCGAATACCATTCCGGAATGGTCGAACTGCATTATTACGTCGGACATATCCGCGCCGACAAGGGCGTTTCGGTCGATAACTTCGTAATATTTCACGCCGTCATACTCGAACATAACATACGGTTTATCGAAAGTCGTTGCGAAGCCTTCAACGTAATAATCCGTGTCAAACCTCTTTTCCGCCGCTTCCGTCGGGATCATCAGCGGCTGGAACATTTGTCGGTACTCCCGTTCCTTCACTATTGGCATTTACTGTTACCTCCTTTCCCAATTCTGATACTTCCGCGTATTCCTTGCGGATATAATACTTCTCGCCGCCCTCTACGTGCGCCATGTTCCAAATGTCCATAACGCCGTTACGGTTCAGCAAGCCGCGGTCAAATAGCTGTGTGCTGATATTCAGCTTCGTTTGATTGCTTGCGTACTGCAAGCGATTTGCGGTAAACGTGATCGCGTTACCGAAGGACAATTCGCGCGCCGTGTAGGTCATATTCGACATAACCAGCGAAAGCTGGATCGCGAAAGGCTCGATTTTGCCTTCGTAGTAGGCGTTCCAATCGTCCTCCGTGTATTTGTTTTGCAGGATCGCCGCGTTTGTCCCGAAGTAGTTAAAAACATTTTCGTTGATCTGTGCCATCTGCGCCGCGTTCACGGTGAAAGGTTTGCTTTCAATCGGCTTCACGTCTGCAAATTTGCTGTCGTAAATAACCATTCCGGATTGATTTTCCGCCGAAAGGTTATCCGCCGTAAAGCGCTTTCGCTCTTTGGTTATATCCTCCGGCTTTAACATATTCGCGACTTTTGCAAGAAAACGGATCGAAGCCGAATTCTTCACGCCTTGAATAATGCCTTGATTTTGTGTGTGGATCAACTGCATTGTCGGGCGAAGCGCGGCGTTACTCTCTCCGAAGAAGTCGTCTTTGTACTGAAAATTCGTCAGCACTCCGACGCGCTCGAATTCGATTGCCGCTTTCTGCCCGCTTGCGAACGTATAACGCAAAAACGGCGCGCCGTTGTACTCGACAACTTCGCACCGCTGGGGAAGAACCGGATAATAACCGACGATCCCGCCGAAATCATCTTCGATCGGAACAATGAACGCCGTGTTGTTTACCGAAAGGATCGTCGCGATCCTGTAAATGAATTTTGATGTATCCATAAACGGATTTGGCTTGAACTGTAAAACCCGTTCAAGGCTCTTGTACGCCGTGCCGCTGATTTCCGGCTTCAACTTTGAAGCGAAGGACGCGAAAGAATGGATCGCCGCCCGTGTAAGCTCCATTTCGTAGATACTTTCCGGCGCATTGCTGAAAACGGGCGTATACCCGTTTAGCATTTTGAAATAGCCTTCCGCCTGTATGTCGGCTTTCGGCTTTCGGAAGATTGTTTCAAATACTCCCATCGTTTAATCACCCCGCATTTTTAAGCATTTCGCCTATTTCGTTATAATATTTCTGTCGAACTGTCATTGCGTCGATCACGGAAACGAAGCCGTCAATTCGCGCGCGCTGTTCAATCTTAACCGGACGGAATTTCCGTGTTTCAAGATTGTGTTTCAAGGCAACGTTCAAGAAGTGCGCCTTCAACAAATTGTTGTCAGCGATCTTGAAATTACCGTCTTTGATAACGCCTTCAAATTCGCGGATCACGGGCGCAAGGTTTTCACCCTGCCATACGTCGTCCGTTTGGAAGCCCGCCGCCTTCAAGTCGTCAATCAGATATTGCGCGCTGTAACGGTCATACCCGATCTTCAAGATATAAATTCCGTATTCGTCCCGAAGGTTTGTGAACCATTCGTAAACGTCGCGATAATCGACGTGGTTTTCGCCCGATAGCTTGACGATACCTTGCTTGACAAAAATATCATACGGCACGCCGTCGATCGCTTGCGCGGTTTCCAGCCTGTTTGCGGGCATAAAGAATTGTGCGAAGCCGTACAATACGCCGTCCCGCTCGATAATCACGGAAGCCGCCGTCAAGTCCGTTGTTTGCGAAAGGTCGATACCGCCCACGGCGTAGCTGTCGCGGAAATCCGCCAGCTTTGCACGAATGCCCGCGCCGTCAACAACGGGATAATCAAGCCACGCGATAGAAGAATTCTGCTTGATATTGCAATACTTCGTCAAGAATTCCGCACGCTTCGACAAGCTCATTTCAGCAACGGCGATTTCTTCTTTGAAGAAGTCCGGCGATACGGAAACGCCCATATTCGGATTTGCTTTTTTAAGCTCTTCTATATCGTTCCATTTCTCCACGTCGTCGATCATGTAAAGCAGGGGAAGAAGGCGGCGTTCCTTGCTTCCGCCCTTCAAAAACGCGGTCGATCGCTTCATAAGCTCGTCGAAAATACCGTCGTTTTCATATCCCGCCGTGCTGATCGAAAGGATCATCGGCTGGCGGCGCGCGCCCAGCGCGGATTTCATAACTTCATACTGCTTCAAACCGCCGTCGCCGCGCCACGACGCGACTTCATCATTTACGACTAAATGCGGATTGAAGCCGTCGGATTTCTTCGCATTGAAGGCAAGCGGCTTGATCGCCGTGTTGCTCTCTTCGATGTAAATATCAGAACGGCGCTTCTTCGCAAGGTCTGAAAGCTCCGGTTCTTTTTTAATCATCTGATAGAAGTTATCGTATACGATGTTTGCTTGCTCCAGCTTCGGCGCAAGACAATAAATTTTCGCGCCATATTCGCCGTCAAGATACGCCATATATGCGATCACAGCGGACGCGAAAAGCGTTTTGCCGTTCTTTCGTCCGATCACGATAAAGACTTCGCGGAATACTCGCGTTCCGTCCTCTTCAACGATCCCGAACATAACGGAAACGGCGGCTTTCTGCCACAACTCCAGCTTCAAAAGGTCTGTTCGTCCTTCGCAATGATGGCAAAAGTTTTCTATGAAGCGAATTGCCTTGTTTGCCTTCTTCGCGTTGAAGGTGAAAAGCCCGTCTTGAAGCCCCTGCACGATGTATTCATACAGAAGGCGAACCCACTTGCCGACGACTATTTTTCCGGACGTTATGCCGTCGAAATATTCGTAAATGTAGTTAGAAAACGGCATTTTTTATTCGTCCCGCAATGCTTGCAAGCGGCTTTCTTTTTTCTTTTCGGGCGGCACAAGGTCGCAAAGCTGTTTGATGATCGCGGCGTGATTTTTCGTCATGGCGATATGCGTTTTCACCGCGTCACTTTGTTTTGTCCCGCTCTGATTTGCGCCGTTTTGGTATTCAACCGTGTATCCCTCTTCGTTGATGATCTCTTGCAATTCTTCAAGGGATACCGCCATAAACGCGGCGTTTTTGATAAGGCTTTCGACGGTCTGCAACTTGTTTTTATCCAAGTCTTTGAAAATCCGCTTTAATCGGGAAAGCTCCCGTTTGATTTTCTGATCTTTCGTCAATTCCTTTTTTGTCGCCATAAATATCGCCCCCTTTCCGGATACCCCACACCCCCTTCAACGCGTACACCCGTTATGCGCGCGCCTGCGGAGTAAAATTAACCTCCCGCCCTCGGTGTTTCACCCTCCCTAAATTTTCGGCGAATAGGGGGGGATACAAGGTTTCCTTCTTCGTCAAACATATATCGCCGCTTCTTGTCGTTTCGGTGGTGTTCCTTGTTGTGGCAATCTTGACAAAGCGCTTCGAGATTATCCCACGAAAGCGCGACGTTCGGATCGTTGATATTCTGCTTCGTCAAGTATGTTTTGTGATGTGCAATCTTTGCGACGATCGGATCGTGCGGCGTTGAACAGCGTTCGCACAAGCCGCCCTTCGACTTCAAGAAACTATCGCGGCACGATCTCCAAGCGTCGCTATTGTAGAACTGTTCCGCCCACGGCTTCATGCTGTCCCGCCTCCTTCCTGCATACAAAACATAAAGCCCTTTGCAGTTACCCGCAAAAGGCTTTATGTGCGCGCTATTTCGTTTCGCAAAAATTCATCGTAATAATTATACCACGCGCGAAGGTTATTCACAAGGGCGGCAAAAGGTCGCCTTTTGGTCATTTGTCAATAGCCCTGTTCCGGTATGTCCCCGCGCTAACCGCCGCCGCAATGCCGAATATGCAAACCGCCATATCCGTTACAATCTTGTTGCGCCATCTGCGCGCGGTCTTAATCTCTTTGAGAACGCCCGCTTCTTCAAGCTCTCCCGCGACTTCCTCCCACGTAGCCGCCTTCCCGCTGTCCCTCGGATTGCCGTTTATATCTTCCCCGAAGTAATACAGGCGGATAACGACGAATTCTTTTTGCCCCTCGAATAGCGATATTGCCCGCTTCAATTTCTCGAAGCCGAACTTTGTTTCGTTGAACTGTCTGCGTTTTTCGTCCCGCATTTCCTCGACGATTTCATCTTCGGTCTTTCGCTGGACGTATCCTTGCGCTTTCGGCGCGGCGGCAAACGTGCTTCGCCCTGCGTGATATTCAACTTCGCAATAGCCTTCTTCGTCTGCTACAAGCGCCGCCAGCTTCTTGTAGTTATACAAAAGCGTTTCCGTCGCCTTGAAATAATTTACGTAATCGCCCGTGTTCGCCGCGTATGCTTCAAGCGCTCCGGCGCGGGCGGCTTCAAAAATCGCTTCGCGTACCTCTTCCGTAAGCTCCGTTTTTTTAGCCATGATTTTCACCCCCTAAATATTTCATAATGGTTTTTGCGGCAAGCTCCCAGCCGCAACAAATCGCGACGAAATACCCTTGCTTCATAAGCGCTTC